TAAAGGAGTTCTTTTCTTTTGAAAACCGCTCCTTGTGAACCACCGACATCATCATCTCTCGACCAATAACAAGATGTTCTATATATTTCGTGAAGAAGAATGAAGTCAAGGTATTGGAGGATCTCTCCACCATGGATGTTCCTGTGGCTGCAATGTTGGCTATAACTGACTCTGTTGCAGGTGTATCGGAAGTAGTCTTTGGAAACATTCTAGTGGCAACCTTGAGGATAGTCTGCAATTTCTTCCCTTTGAACCACATGTTTTTCCCATATGTAACAAAGGATGTGGAAGAGAAACACTCATCTGGATTGACTTCGTGACCAATCATTTGTGCAGCTTGCTCTATGGATTTCAGGATTTTGTCATTGAGATCCCTGATTCTAGCTTTGAAAGCCTGATCACTTTCTGCAGTACGTCTTGTAACATTGATGTGTATAACTAGGTTGTCGCCTTGACAAGTGATCTTGTAAGAACATCCAAATCTCCACACTGCCCAATGTAACATGCACAACGTAATTAGAGTCCATAATTTTTGTTGTATTCCCTCTATTCCAGCCTCTGATCCGGAGTATATCCCAGGCTCGTCACTTAAGTTGCCCTTCTTCCCCTTAGTATCCTGTTTGGGAGTGAATGAGAAGTGTCTAAGTATTATTAAGCACTTCTCAAAAAAATCATGAACACTTCCATACAAGTTTTCGACCCCGAGTAGTTGATTTAGTCGGTCAGCTACCATCATCACAGTGCGCTTCTTGAAATGTGAGCACCATTTGGAAAGATCCAGTCCTATTGACAAGGTCTTGGATAGCTCAGATTGTCGAGTTATCTCCAAAAATACTTCTTCTTCGTCCTGTTGATTCATTGTCATAGTTTGTTCCGGGATGTAAGGAAAGATTTTGTTCGCCAGATTCCACTCAAGAAGACAAAAAAAGGATCTCGGGTGTATATCCATTATGGCAAACATCCGCGGTGCCGGCATCTTCGGCTCTCTTTCTTTGGGATGGATCACTACAACCAGCCAATCATACGGTATTTTACCTGTGCGAAAGCATTCGCAAACTTCTCTCAAGTCTAGGTTGCGAGATATTAATTCAT